TTGCATCGTGGTAATAAACCTATCAAGAAACCAAAATATCTACTGCAAAGCTATCTTCACTATATGAAGCCAGAAACACTTGGTGAACCAAGTCAATGGGATGTTGAAACCGTGAACAGATTTTGGGGAGCAAATCGAAAGAGAGAAGCTATAGACAGGGTGCATAACCTTCATAAAAAGTTTCCTAACAGTGAGCAAGTAAATCGTTTGATGGAGATGACAGGTGAAGGATAAATATACTTTTGTTGTAGAAGAGGGTGATGATGTATCGTCAGTCTGTATCACCAATGATGGAAAATATCATGGTGTTGTATATAAGTATGGTGTGGTAAGTGTTGATGAAGAAGAGGATGAAGATGGAAAATTACCACTTCATTTTGAGTATGACATAGTGGATAATTGTGGTGTGCCAAAAGAAGAATTTGATGAAGAGTTTTTTACTCTCATAGGTGATATTTTAGTTGATATTATTGTTACTCAAGGTGAGGATATAGATGATGAAGAGGAAGAAGACGCAATCTAGATTTCTAGAGGCATTTAGCCCTACCATAATGGAATCTACGGTTCCCAAGAGATTTATAGACATTGTGAATGATACTGGTGATGCTGTCTTGAGTGATAAGCAAAAGAGTGTTCAATGGGATTGGTCACACAAGCTTGTTGGTAAGGTAAGCAAAGAAGTTCAAATACCCGTAGGGAATAGTGATGACAGAGACTTTCTGTTCAAGGTCATGAGGCAAGCGTGTTTGGATTACCTCAAGCACATCATATCAAAGAATAGATCATACAAATGGAGTGAGATGGCAGGGGTTGGTGTAAAGCCTAAACTTGACAACATCCACCTGACACATAGTTGGATTGTCAGTCAGTATGCTGGAGAGTATAATCCATACCATCATCACAGTGGTGACTTCTCTGCTGTAATCTATCTGAAGATACCACCAAAGATGCAAGAGGAACTTGACAAAGAGCTTGAGGACCACTATCCTACTAATGGCCTCATTGAGTTTATGTATGGTGAGACACAAGACATGAGAACCAACTATCTGAAGTTCAAGCCAGAGGTTGGAAAACTGTTGGTGTTTCCATCATACCTAAAACATTTTGTCTATCCCTTCTACAGTGAGGGTGAGAGAAGGAGTATGAGTTTCAACGCTCATATGAAAGTGTGAAATAGTGCTTGACAAATCTACTAAATTGTGCAATAATGTGTATAGTGAGAAAACAAAGAGGTTGTTATGAAGAAATTCTTTGAGGATGTTTTGAAGTTGCCATATAAAGGTAACTCACAGGATAATCCAGAGCATGAAAATCAAGTAGAGGAATTGCTGATTAAGCATGGACTCAAGTATGTCGCACAACCAAACGGCAAACAAAATTCACCTGATTTCCATGCGTATTATAATGGTGCCATGATATCGTTGGAGTGTAAATCTTCCCAAGAAACTTTTCCCACGTACAATGGTGGACTTCCCAAGAAAGGCGTCATCTATATCTTCAGCAGCGCAAAATATAACGAGACAACTACATATTTTGCCGAGGATGTAGTTTCTGATGCTGATCGTGAGTGGTTGGATGAAACTGTTGTTCGCTTGGGTGAAGTTCTCATAGAACAGCAGAAAATCAAACCTGACGATAAATTCAATCGTGGATTTGACTTTTACATCCGTAACATGTACACTCAAGCAGGTCGTGGTAAAAAGGATTATTTCAGACATGAAGATCGTGAGAGGTGTGAACAGAATGTACTCAATACTGCATGGTGAGTGTCAGCAGACTCTATCTGAAATAGATGAGAACAGCTTTCACGCTTGTATAACAGACCCGCCGTATGGTATGGGTATGGACAAGTGGGATCATGCTGTTCCCACTATTGACATATGGAAAGAAGTGTATCGTGTTCTAAGACCGGGGGCATTCTGTCTTTCGTTCTGTTCACCAGAACTATATCACAGAATGGCAGTTGCAGTCGAGGATGCTGGTTTTGTCGTCAAAGATCAAATCATGTGGATGACCACTACCAAGATGCCAAAACACAATCGTCTGAAACCGGCTCATGAACCTATCGTGGTAGCACAGAAGCCATTTAAAGGCACAATAAAAGACAATCATGAGAAATGGGGTTGTGGCCTGATTGATACAGACAACACTCGTATACCTTGGGATAAGAAGCCACCTACAGGATGGGTGAAAGGTGGAGCAAAACGTAGAGTTTTTGGTGGTGTAAACAATAAAGCATGTGATATTGTTAATAGAGAAGAATATTGGGTTGATCCGTCAACTAATGAGCGCATAGTTCATGAGACTGAAAACGCTAATCCTGCAGGACGATATCCATCTAACATCATAGGTGAGGTACAATCAGCACACCAGAAGTATTTCTATGCGCCAAGAGCAACCCGAAAAGAGAAGGGTGATTACAACAACCACCCAACAGTAAAACCAATTAGCCTTATGTCATATCTGGTAAAAATATATGCGGCAGAGGAAACTGTGGTTCTTGATCCATTTTGCGGATCAGGCACTACAGGAGTGGCATGTATAAGAGAGAAGAGGGACTTTGTAGGTATAGACATGACAGAAGAATATGTAGAGATATCAAACAAGAGATGTGAAGAGGCAAACGAAACGACTATATAATACTATACGCTCCAAACAATTCAGTTTGGTAGCGTGACTGCTCCCAAAAGACGGTCGAACTCCTATCCTGTTATAATGATATATCAGAGAGGGAGATAATTTTGGAGAATACAATGCCGAAAGGTAAACGTATACACACATTCAATGATAAAATTGTTCAAATTTCATATGAAGAGTTTATGAGATTACGAAACGCACCTGTTCAACGTAACCATGAAAAACGTGCGAAAGAAAAAAAACATCAAGACAAATTGAGGTTTCTGAAAGATTACCATCGTGTCGTATTTGCTGTTAAATTGACGGCAGACGCATATGATCCAACATCAGGAGAAGAATATCCTGCAGGGACAATTTTTCTTGTTGATGGTCACACTCGGCGTGAATATTGGAACGAATATGCGGAAGAATATCCTGCCGAATTGATCGTACACATGAAAGAGGTTGCCTCTATCGAAGAGGTTAGGGACGCTTACTACTCTCATGATGCGGGAGATAATGTGGAGAAGAACACCGATTTAGCATATGGTGCCACTCGTTCTTGGGGTGTGGTGCTTCGCAGTGAGTTATATAAGGTTATGCCTGTCACTTGGGCATCTCACTATGCCAAATCAGACGAATTTCCTAAAGTCACAGGATGGAAAGGGAATGATTTCATCCACGGTTATCGTTTTTGGAAACAGGAGTTGTTGTTTCTCAACGATATTACATGGAGAACAACCACGAAGGCATTTCCCGCATCGTTAGTTTGTGCGGCGTTAATTTTTCTTAAAGCGAATGATCTCTCTGCGAAATCCACATCCATCGTGAGCCGCATATGGGCTGATGATTTTCAAGGTAGGGACGCTGAACAGAGATTAGATGCTGTCACCAATATACGAACTTGGCTGGATAAGGTCGCAACGAAAGATGATCTTGCTCATAACTTTAATACCATGCCGGGATTGGTTGAGCGTTTCTGTTACTGGATGGAACAAGCACACAAAGAGCTTGATGGGGCAGACCGTCTGCAGAAGTATGGTGGTCGAACCAATGATACTCCAGTCAAAGATTGTCTTGTGAAGAGGATCAATTCTGGGAAGCTTGACTTGGCAGCGTAACAAGAGAAGAGGGGAGCGTAAAACCTTCCCTCTTTTTTATAATGGAAAGAATATAAATGACAACAATTGAACAAACGATTTTGACAAATCTGATATATAATGAACAATACACAAGAAAGGTGTTGCCCTTTATCAAGGGCGACTATTTCTCTGACAGGATAGAACGAACTGTCTTTGAAGAGATACAGAAGTTCGTAGACAAATACAATGACCTACCAAACCAGAACGCTCTAGAGGTCGAACTGGACAGCCGTGGTGACTTGAATGAAGATGA